TTTACAGAATAATCTCCTGTAGTATTTACAGTAATACTGGAAACATTAAAAGAACCTAATATTGTGTTTGTATTTCCATTGTAATTTACCCATGCCTTAGCAATACCAGTCATTCCATTCTGTGTTGCAAGAACGCCTGTATCGTTGTTTAAAGTGCTAATTGTTAATTGACCTGCCATAATATTTTCCTTTAAACAATCGTCCAAACGCTACCAGTTGGCACGGTTACAGTTACACCTGTATTAACAGTAATTGGGCCTGCGCTCATTGCATTTTTTCCAGCGGTAATAGTGTAGTTTGCAGTTACATTTTGGTCGTTTTCAAAAAATATTTGATTGCCGCTACCACCAGTTGCACCACCACCCAATGAACCCCAAGCACTAGCACCATAACCTTCATATTGGTTATTAGAAGTGTTGTAACGGATTTGACCAGTTACGGGTGTTGGTTGCTGTGCAGTTGTTCCCACAGGAATCTTAAGTGCGCCAGTACCGTTAAATGAGCCTAAACCAGTAAAAGTAGAAGTTCCTGTAACAGCTAAATTACCGCCTACTGTTGTGTTTCCAGTAGATTCTAAAGTTGTAAAACGACCACTTGCAGGAGTTGTTGCCCCAATAGTTGCACCGTTAATAGTGCCACCAGTAATAGTTACAACACTTGTTGCAGCTACTAATTGACTGTACTCTACTGCTTCGCCAGCAAAAGCGGCTGGGGTTAAATTAACAATTTTATTAGAATTAAGGTCTAAATTGCCTGTCATTGGGGTTTGACCGTCTGCGGCAACCGAATCAGTCATAGCAGCAGCTAAGTCATTTAGGGTATTGTTAGCCCATGTGGTTGATATGGTTGTGCCAGTTACTACTGGATTCCCAGCAGGTAGGGAATATGTACCCGAGCCGTTTCTACTCATTATCTGTTCCTCTTTCTGCGCCCTTCATGAGCAATAGTTTAACAAGCCTTCTTTGTTCGGGAGTACCACTATTTGCTAAATCAATAACAGGTCTAGCCGCACGGCCTACGCCATAAGTAGCTTCACCAACAAGCCTTGGGCTTTGTAATGGTAATGTTGCTAATGGAATCAAAGCCGCTGGCCCAGCACCCACAGCAGCAGCACCAACACCGCTACCTGCTGTTAGGCTTGGCACTAGCTTTTGTACGCCTCTTGGCGTAAAGGATTGCATTGATTGACCTGCCAATGCTGGCATTAAATCTGTGCCTGTTTCTTGGCGCAAAATGTCTGCCAATTGCTGACGATAAGCGTAGCTAGTATTGGCGTTGTTACGCATCAAAGACTGTAATTTACGAATAGCAGTATCAGCCGAGGCTTTATCGCCTAAAGACAATGCTCGTTCTAGTTCACGCTCTAAATCCAAGCCTTGCTCATAATCCTTCATTGTTTTGGCGTAATTCTTGTCTTGCTTAACAATGGTTTGTTTAACTGCGCCCCGTGTTTGGGTCAAAATGCTTTTGGCTTCGTTGCTCATGTCTTGACGGTAAACATCGTCAATTCTGCGCTTTAAAGCGTCTAAACCTTCTGCGGTGTGCAATTCAGGCTTGGTTTTCCATTCATCAACAACGGCTTTGATTTCAGCCACATCGTCTAGTGTCTTTTGCCCTACTTTTGAGGCACTTACACCACCAACGCCTTTGATTGTAAGGTTTTGAATGGCGTTATCAAACTTAGATTCAATTGGCTTAAAGTCTAGGAATGTTTGGTTTTGCTTGGTAGATTCAAACCCTTTTTGAAACGCATCTCTGCGATTCTGTTTGAGAGTTTGCATTGCGCCTTGTGCTTGTTCCAAAATATCGGTAACAGGCACATTTCCACGCATATTTTCTATAAACTGACGGTCACCAGTAGCACCTGACTTAAAGGCTTGTTTTACGGCATCTGAACCCGTGCCAGTAGACAGCCCTAAAGCCTCTGACATTAGCTTGCCAGTAGATTGTGCAATAGGCCTTACAAACTCGCCAGCAGCCCCGCCAGCAGCCCCAAAAAGGGCAGATTCGCCCCTTCCAGCGGCATCAGGCGTCAATGCGTAGCCAGTACCAGCACCAATGGCTGATTGCTGACCAACATTGCGTGCAAAACTAGGAATCATGTTTGTTGCTCTTGCTACTTGTGGAATGCTTCCTACTGCGGTTGCCGCTTTTTGCGCTGCACCAAACGGTACTAAATATGAGCCAATCTGACCTACCGTTGCCGATACAGGGGAAACGCTTTTAGCACCTTGAGTCATGGCTTCGCCTACTTCTGCGATGCGTGTACCAGCTTCAGGGAAAGCAAATTGAGTAAGTGCGCCTACTCCACGAACTAATTCACCTGCACCGCCTACCAATGCTGGGCCAACAATGCCACCACGCCCGCCAGTTTGAGGATTGCGTAAGCTAGTTAAAAAACGGTCATATGCTGTTTCAGGTTTAGCAGGAGCGGCCTGCGGTGCGTTTTGTTGTGCTTGCGGTAGCTTTTGCAATGCAGCAGCCATTGCTTCTTTTGACATTCCATCAGGAAATTCAACAGGGCCAACGCCTACAATTTCAACAATTTGCGCCATTATTTATTCCCAGCTGTTAGTGTTAGGATTCCAGCGCAATTTAGCTGTCCCGCCTGTAGGCAATCCTGCCTTTTTCTTAGCCATATCCATACCAGTACGCAAGTTTTGCTCAAACTCACGAGCAGCCTTAATAAATTCAATTTCAGACTGTGCGGCACTCATGCGGTTTAATGCAGAAGTTGCTTTTTCGCCTTCTTTTTCGGTAATTTGACCTGAACCTTTAAGGGTTTCAAACGCTTGCAAGAAGGTTCTATCCTTGATTTGGTCAAGGCGTACTTTAAAGTCTGACGCACTTGAACCAGCTGGCGTCAAATAACTAGGCAATCCAAAACCAACGGCTGTTTCAAAGCCAGCAGCAGGCTTACGGCCTTGCACCTGTTTACCGTCTTGGGTAACGGTGTAATCAATCTTTTCCTTGCCCCTTGCATCTTTAATAACACGGGCATCACCAATCAAATCTTCAACATTTCGCAAAGTATCGGTAATGGTTGCAATTACTTGTGGTGACTTTTCAAGGTTTTCTCGTCTACGCTTTTCAACATCAACGAATACTTGTTTATTGGCTTCGTTCATTGCGGCAGGTGACATATTCATACCACCGCCAGCAGGGGCTTGGTTTGGCATAGAACCTGAAGGCATACCGCTTGTAGGCATACCAGCTTGAACTGGCATTCCACCCGTAAGCATATTTCCAGCAGGCATAGCGCCACCAGCAGGCGCACCAGTAGGCAATCTCATGCCTGTGTCGTATTGGAATCTAGCGGCCTCTAATGAAGTAAATGCAGGTTTTGTACCGCCTTCAACGAATGTAGCCAACGGGTTAGATGCGTTGTAATCAACCCAACCTTTTCTAATAGAGCCATCAGGATTTGGCAATTCTGCTTTTTCCCATTTTGGTCCTTGCGTTAAGTTTTTCATGCCAACCGCTTGCAATGCTGGGTTATACGCAGTTGCGGCAAAAAGGTTAGCTGCTTGGCGGTCAGGAACATTCTGTGTCATCAATGGTGCGCCTGTGGGGGTAGGCCCTGCCAATTCAGTTTGTTTAGGATTTATTAAGTTTTGATATTGGCTTAACTCATCAGCATAACGGGTACGCAATGCCGCAGCTAAATCTAATGCTTTTTTATCGCCCTTTTCAGCCAATCTTGAACCCATGTAAGTTTGAACTAATGGGGTGATGTTTTGAAAAAATGAGGTTGGTACAAAACGACCACTAACCATTTGGCCTTGTGGCTGTTGTTGCCCTTGTTGCATAAGCAACTGAGCCATTTGTTGTTGGCGGTTTAATTGCTGTTGCTCTGCAAATAGTTCGGGCGGCAATGTTCCAGCGGGGTTAATAGCCATATTATTCTCCGTAATTTCCCCAGCCATTCGTACCCAAGTTGTAATTGCTAAATGGGTTAGAAGTGCTGCTGCCTAATTGCGATACTTGGTCTTGCAAATAAGGTGATGCTTGTGAATTAAGAGCCATATCTGCTCTTGCCATAACATTTGCGCCCATATCTTTACCTTTGCGTAGCATTTCAGCCATCGCTTTTGGGTCCATACCTACGCCAGCTTGTTTGCCTTGACCAGTCATTCCAGCTTGATTGGTAAGGTTCATGCCTTGCTGCATAGCCATATTTTGATTGGCTTGTTGCTGTGCAATGTTTTGGAATACAGGGCTTAAACCGCCAATGTCTTGCTGTTGGCCTTGTTGAATATAAGGGTTCATAGCGTATGGATTCATCATGGTAATAGTCCGTAATTAACTGCTTTATAACCGTCATTAAGGGTTGTAACAGCGTATGGATAAACTTGCTCAACTTCTTGCGCCATAACGCCAACTTGTAAACCCTCGCCTGCAAGCGGATGGTCTTTAAACTCATTTTTGTATTCAAAGCTGTATAAAGTCAATCCGTTATCTAATACGCCAATTGGCACAATATTTTCTTTGGTGCGAATATCAGACATCATTGCCGCACCGCCAAGGCTCATTAAACCTTGATTAAAGTTCTGCTGGGCAGCTTGTTTAGCATTGAAGTCACCCATTTGGGCGTTGTATTGCATACCAGCCGCACCTAGCAAATCAGGGCCGCTTGTGGTTGCTTGTTGTGCTGAATTTACAAATTGTGGGCCTGTAACCTGTGAACCAGTACGCACCGCAGAAAGCGTGTTAAGTGGCTCGTTACGCAAATAAGCCTGTTCTTGCAGGGCTTGTTGACGGGCTTGCTGACCAACGCCAAAACCTTGTGTAGTTGCCGCAGCCAGTAAGTCATTCTCACGCTGGGCTTGTGTCTGCATGGCACGGTCATAAGCTGTAGAGCCAATATCAATGCCCTTGTTAGCTAATTGCTGTTGCAATGCTTCACGGGTTTGCTGAATCTGCGGCTGTAAACGCTGCATATAAGCATCTTGGTAAGACTGGCTAGGATTGAATCCAGTAGTAGGCAGTTTGCTCGTATCAAAAGGCGTATTGAGCATATTTTCAACATAGCCTAGACCTTGACCCGCAATCTTGCCAAGTCCAATACTGGTAGCGTTTTGATAGTCTAAAAGCTGTTGTTGCGCAGGGCTTAAAGTTTGCGTAGCAGTCCAAGTAGGGTTGCCGTAAGGGTCTGAACCTGTGATTGCGTAATCAAGGTTTCCATAAGGCGTTCTCTGATTTACACGGTTAGCAGCTGTTGCTAAACGAGCAGCATCAATATTGCCTTGTGCGGTTTCTTGTGCCGCAGCAGCATAGTTTGGCGCAGCTGGCGCACTTGGCGCAGGGCCTAAACCTAAAAATCCACCACCACCCATGTCATTCTCCCTTTTTAAGAGAGGATTTGATGTTTAGCCACCTACAATCCTCTTTACGCATAGCCATTATTACTAAATCCCCATCCATATGAGCATCAGGTATTTCGGCTACCACTTTAAAACCAAGGTGTCGGTTTAGTCTTAGTGCATCTTCATTACTGCCACAAATTTGCCCTAGTATAACCTTAACGCCTAATTTATTAAAGGGGTAATCAAAAGCTGCCCACAATAAATCACGACTCATCCAATTTACTTCACTTACCGCTGCAATGTGCATTTGACAGGCGTTTGGCATAAAACTGCAATACCCTACAACCGCTGCCAAATTACCATCTACTTCCTGCCCTATACATACTGTTTCTTCGGGTAACGGATGGTTCATCATACGAACCAGCCAATCACCCATATACTTTTGGTCTTTAGTGGTAACAGTCCTCACAGAATACCGCCACGCTCCATTACATAATCTGTTGAAGCCCAGCGCAATTCAATTGCCTGAGATACCACATTAAGGCTAACTGAACCTGCATAACCAAGCCCAGTAACTCCTTGCCAAATTTTAGTTGTAATAAGCCCACCGCCCCAATTTGCATCATCCCATTTTGCTGTGTCCCATAATCCAATAGCTAAAATGTTAGGATTAAACGATATTTGGTTGGTCAAATTGACTGTTTCAAAGTCGGTTGATATGCCACAAAGCACAGTAGGTACGCCATTATCAGTCTGAAGTATGGGGCGAACCATCGTAAAACGCTTTTGTTGACCACGACTGTCAAAATAGCTGTACGCTTGTTGGGCAAATCCTGTAATATTTGAACCTGCATCGGCATTGGTATCGTAAAACTTACCTACAAAACCATCACCGCCAAAATACATTTCGTCACCGCTTAATTCCCAACAATTAGCTGGAATATTGGTAAACCTTGCCCATGATTTTGTAATGTTGTGCATGACATATTGTTCTGAGCCGCTAATAGCAGGCACATTCAATATAAGCATATTTTGCTTGGCAAAATAATTGATTTGCCAACCATAAACACTAGAATACGCAGAAGTAGCTTGTGAAATAGCAAAGAAAATTTTATCGGTAATGTTTACACGGGGGTCGAGGCGGGTTGATTGCAGTCCTGCAGACAATGGAACTAAACCACCTTCCGTCAAAACAAGCAAATCACCGCCAAACTTAAACATACATTTACGGTTAAAAGTCTGCCCAATGTTCCAAATACCTACTAACGCCCAATCATTAGGGTCAGATGGGTCAGAACCTTTATAAACAGCAACTTCACCGTTAGAAGTAACAAAAGCGGCTAAATCATCAACGCCATAACCAGCATCAATGGTCCATGTACCCATTGCTTGAAGGTAGCCACCATTTTTAAATATGCCGCCTAACGGAAATTTAGTTACAGCACCGTTTATTGAATCAACGGGCAAATAACAAAAATCTAGGCTGTCTTTAAGAACAAAATATAGCCGCTCTTTAAACAAATTAACGGTTTCAAAATTTTCGCTATTTTCGCCTGTAATAAAATATCTTACGGTATAAGTGCCTACGGTACTTGCATTGCCGCTTGGGGCGGTTGTCATTGTGTAAGTAAGGGTAGTTGCGCCTGTTACGGTTACTCGGTAAATTCCATTAAATTCTGCTGGAACTGCACCCGCTACCGTAATAGTGTTGCCAGTCACTAATCCGTGAGCAACAGCCGTAGTCATGGTTGCAGTCAAATTGCCTGTGCCGCCCCTTGTAATACTAGATATAGTTTGCGCTGTGCCAGTTGTAGCTGACCTAGACCATCTTGTGCCGTCATAAACAATCATAGGGTCTTGACCGTTTACGGCTGGCATAAACGAGCCACCTGCCGTTGTTAGACTAGTTTGAACCCATTGACCGCTAGTGTTTCCTGTAAGGCTTACAGAAGCCGTAGAAGTGCTTACATTATAAATAGCATTGTTTGTAGCCCCAAAAAGGGTGTTTCCAGTAGGGCTGCTGTAATTAAGCAATGAAAGAACTTTTCCTGTAATGCCTGTGCTTGATTTTGTATAACCGCTTCTAAGGGTTACATCGGTAGGTGTAGGAAAAAAGTTAATCATTTGAACCGCATCTAACGGATTCATTTCAGCAAGCGAATCCCTAGCGTTCCAGCCGCCAATAGGAGCAGGAAGCGATGCAGTTACGGCAGTGCGTTGTTTAGCTACCGCCATGATTAACTGCCATAACCAGTATCAGGAATGTTCGCCCACCCAATAAGCACGGCACTTGGGCTAGGTGCAAAGGATAGGGTAGCAGAGCCTTTATCGTTGGCTTTAGCAACGCTTAAATAGCGGCTGTAATCTTGTTGCAATGCAGTAGTGTCAAACGATTTAACTTGGAAATACTTGAGTTTTGTCAAAAGCACAATGATTGCATCGTCTAATACGGTTGTGTCTGTATCGGCTGTAAAGCTGTTTTTAACTTGATTTGTGGCACTTCTAGCCCAGCCTTTAGAACGGTACTCAAAACCTAAATATTCTTGAGTGTTGTAAGGCGGCCAAATTTGGAATTCATTACCAAGAATACGCCAACGAACCCGAGGGCCTGTTGAAATATAGCCTGATTTGAGCCATTGCCATTGCTGGGCATCAACAGGTCCAAGCATTTGCCAATGTTTGGTTTTGTCCCAATGGGTGTTATCTGTTACGGTTTCATAGTCAGGCGGTAAAGGATATTTCGTTTTACTGAAAGTCACAGTACCGCCAACGCTTGTAGCCGAGGCTAACTGAGTAGTCGTTACGGTTGACCCTGAAACTGTATTGACATAGGTATCTTGGGGAATAGCTGTGCCAACGATTGAGTAGGTATCATCCAAACCTGTGGTATTGGCAACATTTAATAAATCATAAGTGTTTTCAATGGTGTCACAGGTTGTGGTGATAGCTGTGGTGTAGAAACGGTATTCCAACTCCAATGCTTGCCAATCGTGTTCCTTAATCAAGTCATACCCTGCACGGTTCATCAAAGCCAAGACTTGTTGCACATCTTGGTTGGTGTTGCCTTGCACATAAGTAGGTACGGCTAAGTTAAGTTCAGCTGTTACTTGCTGGACTAATTGGAGCATTGTTGATGACATATTAGGCTTCCTCTGTGGCTACCGTTTTCTGTTTACGGGGTTTCTTTTCACCAACAGCAGCAAGTATAGTGGCCATTTGTTCCTGCATTTGTGCCAGCTTCGCTTCCGTTTCTTGTTTCATTTTAGCAGTTTCTAAGTCTTTTTTGGCAAGTTCTTCTTTCAAAGCGTTAATTTCATGCTCACGCTTATCGGTTTCCGCTGCCGTTGTTGCTAGATTTAAAAATGCCTTTGCCTTGTCACGGAACGCATAAGGTGACATTCCAGCAGCCATACCCATACGCTGTAACTGTTGGTCTGAAGCATTTGCAATAGATTCTACCGTGTGAAACTTCATTGCCCGCAATTCTTCGGCTTGGCTTTTTGATACTAAAGGCCATTCTGCCAAAGGCGTTCCAACCACTTCCTCGTCATGCGCACCTACACGGTTCATGTAGTTTGCCCATTGAATAGGAAAGCGTTGCTTATGGCTATTTAGCGCATAAGTGTCAATTTCGGTGAGGGTATCGCCAGCTACGCAAATATGAACAAAATCAAAATCTTTGTATATTGGTCTGCCAGCGTCTATGGATTCTTGCTCTTGTTGTACCGACTTTTTGTAAAAGCGTACTTGTAGGCGTGAATCTGCTCCTTGTTGGTCTGAAGGTAAAGCCATTTTTAAATCTCCTAAGTAGTTAGGTAAAGTTAAAGGTAAAAGGGGCTACCGATTAAGGTAACCCCCTGTTTTTACTACATAAAACTATTAAACACTAGTTGCTGCAAACCAAGCATAAGCACCTGAAGCTACGGCTACGGCTGGGCTTGTGTAAGCACCACCTGAAGGCGTAACAACGAATGTGGAAGCATTGATAGAGCAAGTTGCTGTGGAAGCTGTAATAGCTGCACCTGCAACGCCCAATACATAACGCTTACCGTCTGATGCCCAAACTTGTGAACCAGCAGGGCCGTTAGCAGGGATAGTTACGGTAGTTGCACCGATAACCTGAGTTGTAGATTGAACTACATCATCCAAGTTAATGCCCGAGGTAGGGGTAATTGAATATGACATGATAATTTCCTTTAATTAGTCAGTTGATTAAGAACCAGTCAAGATACCTTGCAATGAAGCGTTAGAGCAGGTTAAGTTACCAGCCCAGCCATATAGCTTCACGATTGCATCTTGGTTAATAGACTGACGCTCGCCACCGATAGGTACGAAATTACGCTCTTTGTGTGGACGGAAGAAGATGTAATTAGTGTTCAAGAGATACATATACAATGGGTTCTCTTGTGCGCCAATACCACCGCCTAGTACCACATCAGCAGACATACCGCCACCGTAGAACTTCAAAGATGCGAAACCTGCTGCACCTTCTTCTACACCAGCAATACGCTGAATCGCTTGCAAAGAAGCTACATAACGCTGATACAAAGTGTTACCAGCAACAATAAGGTCAACCTTATCAGAGCCACGAACAGATTTGATAGCAGCAGTTGTCATAGCAGCTTGAATCAAAGTAGATGAATCAGCACCAGTTGTAGCTTGGTTCTGCCAAAACGCCCAGTTTGCACGGTTAATACCACCGTATGTACCGCTTGTAGGTGAAGTGCTTACAGCAGCGGCTAGACCAGTGATGTTCTTACCACCGTTACCAGTACCGTCACCATAAAGGTCACCCGAAATGCGGTTCAACAAGCGGGCTTCAGAAACTTGCATACGACCATCTAAAAGGTCGATGATTGCTTCTTTGCTGCTGTTTTGGAGCATTTCTAAACCACTCATCGTTACTGAGTCAGCATATTGGGTAATGCTGAACTGAGCAGCCGAGATTGGGCTATCAGGAGTGATGTTCAAGACTTCGTAACCACTGTAGCTATTAGCATTGTTGGTTGCTGGGTCGTTATACATGATTTCTTCCAAGATAACATTACCGCCCGAGAATGGACGAACATTACCTTTTTGACTTAAACGCTGCAAAATTGCATTGTTTTGCGTTAAGTTGTCTGCCAATACTCCGCTACGGCTTTGAATGGTAGTAGCGATAATATCGGTGATTGCGCTATTTGCGAATGCCATGATATTTCCTTTATTAGATTAAGTTAAACCCGACCGCCTTCTGCATCGACTAAATTAGCCATCAGCAAAGACCGTCTATCCTTTGCATCTGTGCCTTTCACTTGGCCGCTAGGAGTAACAGACCGTGGACTAACAGCAGTTGCTTTAGCTTTTGCTACTTGCTGTGCCTTAGATGCTTGGGTACTTACTGATTTCAGGAGTCTATCCTGCTCCAGTTTGTACGCTTCATCGTTCATACGCACCGCTTTGGCATAAGCCGTTTCTAGGTTTGGGGCTAAACCTCGCTCAAGTAATTGAGCCATATCTTCCCGTACCATTTCAAAGTGCGGAAACCGCTCTTTGTCACTACTTACTCGATTGATTTCTTGGGTCAACCGAGCATTTTCCTCTTGCTCCCGAATCGCTGACAGTTGTTGCACCTGCTGTTGTGTTGCTTGTAGCTGTTGCATTAACTGCTGTTGATACGGGTCTACATACGCCTGTTCAGGCATTTGTAAGCTATCTGAATTTAATTGTATTCCATAATCTTGTGCAAGTCTATGGAACATTTGCACCTTCTGTTCGTATGGTGCTTTGGTCAAAATCATGTGCGCCCTGCCTAGATTGTTAATCCAAGCTACGGGGTGAATGTTTTGGGCTTGCAGTTCAGGAATAAACGGCCCGAGTGCTTCGGTAAGCTGCCTTGCATTGTCGGCCTCTGCTTTATAGGCAGAAACGCCCTTTTTGTATTCAGCTTCACGCTGGTTGGCATATTCAGCAAACTTAGCAAATTCCGCTTTATCTAGCGGTTTGCCTTCCTGCATCTTATTCCAAACCTCTACATACTCTTTTTTCCAAGTAGTAGGCCGCTTTATTTCCTCGTCAGGAACATCACTATCTTGTCCCACCAAGTCAGATTCTTCAGCGGAATCCGCTTCGCTATTGGATTCTTCGGCTTTGCTTTTGAAACGTT